AGAAATAAAGGTTTCCATGTTGATATTAAAGATAAAGATAATGAAGTTCTTTTTAGTATAGATGTATCAGAACACTCACTACGATATGCAGAAGATTGTGCAGAGAATTATGCAACTGGTGTTGTGGAATATGCAAAGTAAAAAACATTACTTCGGCCCTTTACTCATGTCGTATAATATTGACATAAGTATTTTGTATCGTTTAAATGTTATTGGTAATACATTAAAAAAGAGTGCAAATTCTTCTTTAGCAGGACATCTAAAAAGTCAATGGTATTATGAAGAAGAAACAATGGAATGGTTTGAACAACAAATGCAACCTATATTTAATGATTACAAAAACAATCTTGCATCTCATACAAATTTTCAGTTTAACTTAAATGGTAAGTTTGTTGTAAAAACATTATGGATAAATTATATGAAAAAAGGTGATTTCAACCCAACTCATAATCATACTAATGCTGATGTTTCTTTTGTTTTGTATTTAGATGTTCCAAAAGAATTAGACAATGAAGAACAAGAACATGAGGGAACAACTGATGGGCCTGGTTCAATTGAATTTGCAATTAGTCATTATTTACCAAAACACTTTATGGGTGGTCATAGTTTTCTTCCACAGTCAGGTCAAATGTTTATTTTTCCTAGTGAGTTAACTCATACAGTACCACCATTTAAATCTGATGTTATCAGAACAAGTGTTGCAGGTAATTTATTGTTTAAATCAAATGGATAGTTTAGAAGATTTAGTTTGGAAAGATGTAAACCCAAATCATCTTTGGGCGTTGGATAAATTAATTTTATCAAGAAAACTAAAATACATTTGTGGGCCTACTGGTATCGAAGTTCCAAAACCAGATTATTATATCGTTAGACCATGTGTTAATGCAATGGGTTTAGGTCTTGGTGCTGAAAAAATGTTTATAGAAAATTCCACAGAACATTTACCACTAGGTTATTTTTGGTGTGAATGGTTTGAGGGTAGACATTTATCTATTGACTATTACAGAGGTGAAGTATCTTTAGTAGTAGAAGGTTATAAAAGTAAAGATACATTTACTAAATGGTCAAAGTGGGAAAAGGTAAATGATTATATTAAGTTCCCAGAAATATTAAAAGATTTTAAAAACTTTGAATGGATTAATTGTGAGTTTATTGGTGGTAAATTAATAGAAGTACATTTTAGAAGAAACGAGGACTTTCAATGGAACAATTCAGTTTTTATACCTGTGTTCGATAAAAATCAAAAACCACCAAGTGAGGAATATACATATGTTTCTTATCCTGAAAATAATGGTAGGATAGGTGGTTTCATAAATAACTACTATGAAAAAAAGAGTTAAATATAAAAAGATTGATGGGATAATTTCTCTCTATTTTCTATTCAATGTCTTACTAATGATAGGCTTTTTCTTCGCATTACCTTACTTAATTCTTGCATACATATTGTCTATCTTGTAAGTCCTTGATTTTAAAGAAATCTTTTTTTGCATTTTGTATTGACAACAAGTCATATTTGTCATATAATATACTTAATGATTAACAAAAAGGAGAGAGAAGTTATGAGAGATGTCTATACATTATACTTGCTAAACTTTGGTCGCACTTACGAAGATACATTTACTAATGAATCTGATGCGATTTCAAAAGCAAAAGAAATTGGGTTTGATACTGTTATTTACAAGAACGATCAGTATCTAAAAATTGTTAGAACACTTAACATATAGAGAGGATAGATATGACACCAGACAATTATATTGACACTATCTTATTTGAGTGTGAAACCTTACAAGAGTTCAAAGATAAAATGGCAGATGAATTTGAACACGGTGGGTATGTAGATTCAGATTTAGAACAAATCTGGAATGAGTTTTGTTTAGCTAAACAAGGAGAATAAATTATGAGAAAGTTATTTACAATTATATTATTAACAGTTAGTTTCAATACTAACGCATTTGAATTTGAAAGTGGTTTTGACAGATTCGCAGATTCAATTCTAACCAATGTTGGTAAGAACATTTTAAAGAGAACGATTGATTCAACAATAAGATTCAAGAATTCTCACATTCATACTGACACAGCTATTGAACGAGGTAAGTTCACAAAGTGTTGGAGTTCACCAGTTTATAACGGACAAGGTATTCCAAAATATCAATTAGTTTGTTATTAAAACAAAGTTATTCATTTTAATCTCCCTTTGATTCCTCTTTATAAATACTTGTAAAGAGGAATTTTTTTATGGAAAATCATTTTTTAGGTCGTGATGGATTCTATTGGTTTATAGGTGTAGTTGAAGATAGAAAAGACCCAGAGAAACTTGGTCGTTTAAAAGTAAGAATATACGGCTATCACACAGAAGATAAAACTAAATTACCCACGGAAGATTTGCCGTGGAGTTTACCAATGTTTCCAGTATCGACAAGTGCAGTTGGTGGTATAGGAACAACACCACCATTATTAGTTGAAGGCACTTGGGTTGTTGGATTTTTTCGTGATGCAGATACTATGCAAGAAAGTATTATCATGGGAAGTATTCCAGGCATACCTAGAAATGTTGCAGACACATCTAAAGGTTTCAACGATCCTAATGGTAAGTATCCTAAAGAAGATTTACTAGACGAAAGTGATGTCAATAGACTTGCAAGAGGTGATACGAATCATGTAAAGTATCAAGAGAAACTCAAAGACCAAGCAAACTACACAGAAGTTGATACTGCATCAGGCACACCTTGGGCTCAACCTGCTCCACCATTCCAACCAGAATATCCATACAATCATGTCTTTGAATCTGAATCAGGACACATAAAAGAATTTGATGACACACCAAACAATGAAAGAATAAACGAACAACACACATCAGGAACATTCTACGAGATTGATGGTGGTGGTAATAAAGTTACTAAAGTTGTTGGTGATAATTATTGTATCGTTGCAGGTTCTGATTATGCTTATGTAAAAGGAACAGTCAATCTAACAATAGATGGAAGTTGTAATACTTACATCAAACAAAACTGGAATATTAAAGTTGATGGTGATGTTGATATTAATATTCTAGGAACGAAAACAGAAACAGTAACAAAGAAAGTTACTGAAACATATCTTGCAGATCAACAAACAAATATTACTGGTACACTTGATATTGATGCTTCAACAGAAGTAGATGTTGATTCTGGAATTATTAACTTAAATTAATATGGCAAAATTTGTTGTAAGAATAAAAGATAAGTTACATACTTATTCTCATTACGAACATATACCTAATCATTTTGATTATTTGATTGAGTTCAATCCTGATATACCTGAAGGGCCTCATACAGAATTAGAACATTCTGAAATGACTTTATGGAATAACAGACTTAAAGAATTAGTGAAGAAAGAAAGACGAGGACAATGACAGAATTAGCAGACGCTGGAAGTTTAACTGGTACTACATTTACATCTGTATCAAGACTTACTAATTTTACTTCAAATACTCTTTATGTAGATAAAGATGATATTCAAGATGTGGTAACTTCTATTACTATTGTTCCTTTATATGATGACCCTGAACCAGACATAATATTAACACCACTTGTAACTGATGGAGGTCTTGGTGGTGCTAATGGTCAAGTTACAATATCAGGTAGATATTCAAATACATTTAAAGATAAGTTTTATTATGTATCTAAAAACAGTTCAGATAAATTAGAAGAATTACAAGTTGCAATAGGTTATAACAATTTACCTGTTGACCATACATTGATAAGATTAGAACAAGACGAAACAAGTTCATACACTAGACAATATCGAGTGTCATGGCGTTTAACAACAGATGCTGGTAGTATTAATGTTGCTGGTTCTCAAGTAGTAACACAAATAGTAACGCCAGATAATTATGATGCAATCAAAACTTTAATTGGAAACTATTATGAAACCTAACGGAGACTTTTTAAGAAACATTGCAGTTGCAATAATACCTTTATTACTTGCAGCTCTAGGTTATCTTTTTACAAACGCATTAACCTTACATGACAAAGTAAGAGTATTAGAACAAAAGATGTCAATACTAATTGATATGGATAATAAAATTATTCCATCACCAGGCAATGCAATTGCAAGATTGGAATTGAAAGAACAATTATTAAAAGAGAAAAATGAGATTGATAAGAGAATACATATATTAGAATATCACATAGACAAATTATTAGAGGAAAAAGAAAATGCCAGCAGTAACTAGAATTGGTGATGCAGATGTAGCTCATTGTAGTGGTATGGTAAGAGCTGCAGGTTCAGGTAATGTATTTGCAAATGGGATACCTATTAGTAGACAAGGTGATGTTAACACAACTCATCTATTACCAGGCGATCCATGTCCACCACATAATGCACCTATTGCTTCTGGTGCAGGAACAGTTAAAGTGAATACTAAAGGTTGTGGTCGAGTAGGTGATGCACTATCAGGTTGCACTTCAGTAGCCGCAGGTTCACCTAATGTAATTGCAGATGATTCTCCAAGTGTTTTGTTATTAGAACAAGTTGCAGATTCAGTTGAGGCAGTAAAGACTGCATATGATGTACCAACATTAAATATTAGTTCAACTCATGCAACTGGTATTCTTAACGGTAGAACATTTGATGGTAATCTAGGAGTTGATGTTGATACAAATGAAGGTTTAGAATATGGTGATGGAGGCCTTGGTGGTAAATCACCAGTAACTCAACAAACTGGTAGTGTAGATACACCACCTGCAAATGTAAAGTTTGATGGTAACTTATTTCCTGAAGCAAAAGATAGTGTCTATTTAAATTTTCTTTCACATACAGATTCAAGAATAGACCCTAGACTAAAAACTATATTAGAAGAAGTATCTAAAGAATGGGGTAGTTCTTTGACAATTACAAGTGCATTTAGAGCACCAGAATATAATAAAAAAGTTGGTGGAGCTAAGAAAAGCACTCATACAGAAGGTATTGCAACAGATATTAGATTTAGTAATTCTAAAGTAGAAGATAGAGCAAGATTTTTACAAATATTAAAAAATAAAGGTATTAAGGGTGTTGGTTGTTATTTCCCATCAAAAGACGGTGGAGAGTTCTTTCATGTAGACATTGGTGCAGAAAGACATTGGGGCCCTAATGGTTCTAGAACATCTCAATATGGTTGGGCATTAGATGTACTTGCATAAGTGTTTTCGTTATAAATAGAATACACAGGAGAAATAAATGAGTATTAATCCATCTGCATTTTATGACGCATCTGCTACGAATGATTCTGGTAGAAGTTCAAGAACATACAAGGATATCAATTTAAGTTTTGCAAAACACCCAGTAACAAAAGATATTGCAACATTAACTGATGTTGAAGCTGTCAAGAGAAGTGTAAGAAATTTAGTTAATACTAACTTTTATGAGAAACCTTTTCACCCAGAAATAGGTTCAGATGTTCGTAGAGCATTATTTGAACCAGTTTCTGAACCCACAGCAAATCTTCTAGGTCGATATGTTGAAGATGTTATAAAAAACTTTGAACCTAGAGTAGAATTATCAAATGTTATTTGTATAGGAAACATTGACAGCAACGCATATGAAGTTGTTATAGAATTTTATTTACAGAATGTATCATCAGACTTACAGACAACAAGTATATTTTTAGAGAGATTAAGATAATATGGCAACTCCAAAAAAACTTCAAGTTACAGAATTAGATTTTGACGATATCAAAACAAACTTAAAAACATTTATGAAAAATCAGACAGAGTTTTCTGATTATGATTTTGAGGGTTCAGGTCTTTCTGTTCTCATAGATTTACTTGCATACAATACACACTATCTTGGTATGAACGCAAACATGGCTTTGAATGAAGCATATCTTGATACTGCAACAGTTCGTTCATCAGTTGTATCTCATGCAAAGACTTTAGGTTACACACCTCGTTCTGCAAGAGCACCAGTTGCTTATCTTGACATTACAGTAAACAATAATGCAATTACATCAGTCACTATGGCAAAAGGAACATCATTCACAACACAGATAGATGATGTCAATTATAATTTTGTTGTAAACGAAGCAATCACTACTACAACTGCAAATGGTATTTTAAGATTTTCAGCTGTTCCAGTTTATGAGGGAACACTTTCAACAGTAAAGTATACAGTTGATAAAACTAATTTAGAGAAAAGATATTTACTTACAGATAATCGTGCAGACACAACCACATTAAAAGTTTCTGTTCAAAATTCTATATCTGATTTAACAACCACAACATTTACACTTGCAACAGATATTACTCAAGTTACTGACACATCAAATGTTTATTTCTTACAAGAAGTAGAAGATGGTAAGTTTGAAGTTTACTTTGGTGATAATGTTGTTGGTAAAGATGTATCAGATGGTAACATTGTTACTTTAGAATATATTGTAACAAACAAAGGTAAAGCAAATAGTGCATCATCATTTTCTGGAACATCAGTTGGTGGTGAAACTAATTTAACAATTGCAACAGTATCAAGTGCATCTGGTGGTGCAGAACCAGAATCTATTTCTTCAATAAAATATAATGCACCATTAGATTTTGCATCACAAGGTCGTGCAGTAACTTCAGATGATTACAAAGTTATTGTACCACAAGTTTTTGCAGATACAAATTCAGTTCAAGTTTGGGGTGGTGAAGATAATAATCCACCAAGATTTGGTCAAGTATATATTTCAATCAAAACAACTTCAGGAAATAATTTAACACAAGCTCAAAAACTTGTAATAGAACGAGCTCTTGACAAATATAATATTGCATCCGTTCGACCAACAATTGTAGATCATGAAACTATAAAATTATTATTGACTGTTAATTTTAAATATAGTTCAAATGCAACAACAAAAACTGCAAGTGATTTACAAACAAATGTTTTGACAACAATTACAAATTACAATACATCTGATTTAGCAAAGTTCGATAAGATTTTTAGATTCTCAAAACTTTCTAGATTAATTGATGCAACAGACACTTCAATTCTTTCTAATATTACCACAGTAAAAATTAAGAAGTCAATAGCTGCAACTTTAAATACAACAAAGAAATATGAGTTTGATTTTGCAAATGCACTTTACAATCCACATGAGGGTCATAATTCGGCAATGGGTGGTATTGTAGTTTCGACTGGATTTAAAATAGTTGGTAATGACAATGAATTATTTCT